AAGACTGACATTACCAAATCTTCTCCAATCATTATCTACAGAATAAACCCAACCAACATATCCACCATCTACAGGATCAGAGTAATAAAGAATATCACCAGGATTACCCGATAATGATGGAGTAGTTCCTGTTACGGTATGCTTCCTTGATATTGTTTGATCACCTTGAATATAAAGTGTTTGTGCCTCAATACCCTTATCTGATATAGAGGTTAACTTATTGTTTATAATAATAGGTCCATTAAATTCTGATGTGACCTTATTGTCAGGACCACCCTCAACCTTAATAGAACGTGCAATAGATGCTTCAGTTGCATTAGTTACATTAAGATCAGGAAGATCACCAATATCCTCACCAGTTACTGTCTGAATAGGAGTATCAATAATCTCCTCTTCTCCAGTAAATGCACTTATCTTCTTATTACCATTGAATGATACACCCTTATCATTCATTCCAGTGTAGAAGTTAACACCACCAGATCTCTTGGTTGACTGTGCTAATAACTCTTCCTTGAGTGAAAGGTTTCTATCTTGCTTATCTGGGAATGCAGTTGAGTAGTTACCTGGACCAAACCCAACATACTCAAATGTATGACCAGAAGCACGTATGATTGAGTGTCTTCTTAATTCAATTGGATTGACAGAAATTCTTCTTGCTACACTTCCTAAATCATGTGCCTTTGGTTTCGTTCCAAGAACTCCACGGAAGACCTTAATATTGTTTGACTGAACTAATGGTGCTGCAGCACATGCTGTTGTCTGCTTGATTCTTACGATCTCATTATCGATCATGAAGTAATCACCAATCTGGATGTCAAGTGTATTTGCTCCAGCAAAGGCAACCTCATCTATCGTTGCATTAACAACACTTTGAGATAATGTAGTGGTAATTCCAGCATATGTTGGAACCATTCTTCCATTTAGATTCTCATTGTCGGGAGTGATAACACCTTGGTTTGCAGCATATCCTTCACGATATACGAATGGAGATCCAGTAACTGCTGCTGCTGTTCCGACTCCAATATTAACAGCGAATGAAGTTAAACTCTTATTCTCTGTAATTACAAAACTTCCATTAAACTTAACAGCATCATTAGTAAATCCAACTAATCTGATTTGATGATCAACCTTTAATCCATGATTATTGTTTGTAGTAACTATACCAACACCAGTAGTATTGTTATAATCAAAATACTGAACCTGTAGTGCTTCACCAGTTTCATAAACATATGCATCTGATGCTAAATCTGCACCTACACCAGTAGTAGAGAAATTTGCAACAGGATTAGCAGATTCTACTGTTACGCTAGTAGCAGCACCAGTAGCAACATCAGTAATCTTGTAAAGATCGTTATATCCAGAATATTTCTCTGAAGATACACCAGCAACTCTAATTACGTCACCAACATTATCATAAACACTATCAACACTTATAATTGCTTGAACATGTCCTGTGGTAACTGCAACACCAGTAACAGCCAAACTATTACCAATACCATATGCACTACCACCATCCATAATCTTAAGTGAAGTGATAGCACCTAGTGAGTCAATAGTAATCTTTGCTGTTGCATTCTTACCAGTTACTGATGCACCAATTGCGACTAATTCAGCATTGTAGTAAGATCCACCTGCACCAGATCCATCTCCATATCCTTGACCACTAGTAACAGTACTGATACCAGTAATTCTGTTTAATCCATGATCTACTACAGTAGTAATAGTATGAGCAGTTCCAGTAGCAGACTGAATATTAGTAATTCCAACACCAATGTTTGTATCACTAACAAACTTGTTTAATGTTTCTTTAGTAACACTCTTCTGAACATCACTTACAACAACATCACCAATTAGATCTGCTCTTGCAAATGATTTTGTCTCTGCTGGATCAGCAACTGGATTATCCCTACTAACTTGAGGATAAAGTTCTTTTACTGGTTGAGAGAAACTCTCTTTAGTAAATGGTGCTACTGTTGGACGGTTAGAAGCATTTAATAAAGTTAAGTAGTAAACTCCATCTTGCTCACCTGTAACATATGGTTGAGACTCTTGATGTCTATAAACAAAGTAAGTATTATCATATGACTTTCTCTTGAAGTATGGAAGATCAGTATTTCTTCCAGAAGTATTATTTGTAAATGTTCCTGCAACAGTAGTTAATCCAACACTAAATGTTTTGGAGTCACTAATGGAGTTAACAATATAATTTTCATTAAAACCTGAATTAGTAACACCTGTTGTATTAGAAGTACTCCTAACATTTACCAACTCAACTTGAGATCCAACTGATAAATCATGAGGAAGTTCTGTTTTTACAGTAACATCAAATCCACTCTGCGTTACATTAGAGATAAATCTAAAGTTCCTTTGCTGATTCTCATTTGTTAATGAACCAGATCCAAAGTATGTTTGAATTTCTCCATCAGTTGAACCAATAGAAGTATTTGATTCCTGAACAATAAATCCATCACTTGGTGGTTTAGCAACTTGACCACCTAAAGAAGAAGGAATTACATATCTTGCACGATAAATTGTATCTAATGCATTTCTAGTATCAGACTTTCTTGTAATAAATGTTCTTGGAGTAGCAGAACCTAAAGCAGTAGATCCAAGTGAAACAATTCTATCATAAATTGTGTTTCCAGTAGCAGATACCTTTGTATACCACTGTGATTGAGTAGGATCCCACTGAATTGGGTGTCCAATATCACCAGAGTTCTTATCAGATACTCTACTTACAACTGTTAGAACTCCACCCTTATCATTAATATCCAATGCAGTTCCGTCAATTGCATCATTTAGAGTTTTAGCAAGTTTAATATTTGTATTTGTGGTTAAACCAGCAGTAATAGTATAGTAAATGCTATTTGGATTAACTCCATCAGGTAATTGACCACTATCACTTATAACACGTACTGATTCACCTGTTAAGAAGTCATGAGCAGCATTAAGAGTAATAACATTTTGGAATCCACCAGCACTAAACTGACCTATACTATTAATACCTGTAGGACTTCTATCAACAATAAATGATTTCTCATAACTGCTATCAGAACCAGGCATTACGATTCGAGCACTATACTCACTAGTAACGCCATCAGTAGCACTAACAAACTTTAATGTATCATTTGGTTTTGCACCAACTCTATATCCTTCAATAACATTTTCAGGTGGAACATCTTCATTGGTTTTTCCATAAAGATATAAATGTGCTGTAGAACCAACACCAACAGCAGAACCAGTTACATTAACATCAATTGACTCAAATTCTACTGAACTTTCTGTAAGAGGAATCTCTTTTGGTGGAATAATATGAGTAATATATCCTTTATCATCTTGCTTGAATGCATTATCCTTAAATCCTACCGCATTAAGAGCAGAAGCACCAAAGTTTGAGTTAGAGTTAGTAATGGATTGATCACCACCACTCTCTGCTAAAAAGTGCTCTGCATATCCAATAGCAAATACAGAAACGACTTGTAAAACAGCATCATTAGAACACTTGATATGATAGTTTCTATATGATGGTTTGTATATTGCCTTGGAATTAGTACTTAAATTCTCATTTCCTGGTTGTGTGCTGTCATCATACTGACCAGTAGCAGGACTATCATTGTTATAAACAACAAAAGCATTGTCATCTTTCTGAAGACCGATACCTGTAAACTGGGCAACAACCATACTCTTGAATCCAGTTGCTTTCTTACCATCAGCAAATAGACCGCACATACCATAAACAGATCTCAATGATACGTTGAAGATATATGGAGAAGAGGACGTAACAGTATCAGAAGAAAGAGTTAAAGTAGCACCTGTTACAGTTGGATGAACAACTGCTGGTGAATTTTGAACACTATAAACTACTCTATCGTTAGTAGGTCTTTCTGCTACAACAAACTTACCATCATATCCTGAAGCAGGAACACCTTCTACACGGAATGGTGTATCTACGTCTAATCCAGTAAATGTTGGATCATCAATAATCGCTGTAATTGCTGTTGTGGCAGTAGAACCATCACCAGAGAAAATACTACTAATTCCGACAGATTTACCTGTAGAACCTACAATACGATATTCGTCGATTTTGGGTTGTATGTCTAATCCAGCACTTGGGTAATCTGGTTCAATTGCACGACCTGATGATTGTCCATAAACAAGACTAACTTTCTCATAATACATATCCAAGTCAGTACGACTTGTAGAGAAGGTCATAAAGGTATCATTGATATTGACACCATTTACACCATCAGCATATTCAAAGGTAGTTAGCTTATGGTGTGAAAAATTAGGAACAAACTCATTTGCTGTATAATCAACATAACACTTTCCATTTGGATTTGCATCAAACATGGAAAATTGCCAAAAATAGCAACCACCAGTTACACGGAATAATGCACTTCTTTCAATATTATCATTTGCTGGATTTGGAACATACTTTGGTCTAATCTTCGTTTTTCTTAAATCAAGACCTACAAGAGATGTTCCTCTAGGGATGATAACACCACCATAGACACTATTCAACTTATAGAGTTCATTATCAGATGAATCTAAATCAAAATTAGTTGTTAAATCATATGAAGGTAAAGCATTCGTTGACTGTCCATTTCTTAATCTATAATTATTTGCACCATCAGGAATATAACCAGGTCTATTATCTACAGTATGATCTCCAGGGTATAACAAGATTGTAGTCTTACCAAATCTATCATTATCCAATCCTTTCTGATATGAAAATCTTGCTGATTCAATTAATGCTCTTTGAATTGTCTTAAATGGACGAGTCAGTGAATTACCACGGTTTTCAATACTATCCGTTGCATCCAAATCATTTGGATTGACATAGAGAATAGTTCCTCGTGCCGACTTTAGAAAATTATCTAATCTGGAGAGACCCATCTTATTAACACTATAGTTCTTGTTATGGATTATTTATCATTGAACAAATCCATGCAAAACCCTACGTGAGCAAAAAATTGGGGGGATTTTTTTCCGACTTTTTTGGAATTAAAAGTCGAATTTCCCTCACAGAGGATTTGTATAGGATACGACATCATCAGGTGCAGTATTTCTTACGACATCCAGCACACTCATGAATTCATCTACCGTATCACACTTCACTACTCTTTCATCTCCGTCACTAGAATAAAGATAAAAAGTTCTTTTCAATGTGTCCACCACACATTTAGTCAAGTATTCATCTTCCATAGGGTCAAGGGTGGCTTACTCTATGTAGTATAGCACACTATAGCAGATTGTCAAAGTGTCCTTGTGTTCACATTATCAGCATACTTGGGATCATTACCCTCTCTATCAGGTCTATCCTCATATGTTTCACCCTCATACTCAACCACAAGAGCATTAACATCCTTTCTCTCTGCATACACATGGTAAAAACAATCTATAGGGATGCCACTCTTGGATTGAAGATAAATCTTCTCTATATCCCATCTCTTTACAATAATATCCTGATGAGCACCAATAGGTTGTAACTGAACACTAATACTATTCATATGAACCAAATCTTTCCAATAGTCTGGTAGTATTATCTCTTTTTCATTTCTCAATCTTCCTCTATAATATACACCAACCTCTGGTCCTTCAATACAAGCATGTGCTAGTCTATATCCCTCCATTTCAGGGGAAGGATGCTTCATGTCAAACAATTTAGGAGATTTATCTGCTACCTTATGTCTTTTCTCTAATCTACCAGTAGAAAGACAATCAACTGACCCTGTAACAAATAAATCACCAGTAATATACATATTACCTTGGGTCTTAATAGCAGTGGGTTTTGGTCCAGAAACTCCCAAAGCACTTCGAGGCATTATACAATCAACATCTTTATTACTATTCTTACCAACCATTAAAGTTGCTTCGTTCTTACCAAAATCTTCTTGATCACCAAGAACTACTGGTCCTTCAATCGCTGCTGAACCATTAATCCTTTGCCACCCTTCTTTAATAGCACGATAAACTCCAGTTCCTACTCGAAGTTGTCCTCCTATTTGTACGTCATCAAATTGCATGTGATTTACCTCCTATGCGTATCTATCATAAGGTTGTTTGTCAGGATTCTGTTCTTGCCAGAACTTCTGTCCACCCACTTTAGAATCCTTTGATGCTACTGCATCAGTTACTCCTCTAATTATAGAACCATACATCTCTAACACCCCATTCGCAACTAACTGACCTGTTCCTGGTGTAGCAATTTTATACATTGTCTTTGCAGTAACAAGAACTTTTTTAGATTCAACAATAACATTTTCACTAGAAGTTAATTTTATATTACCTTTGGTCTGACCCTCACCCATAGCAACCAATTCAATATCAGTTCCTTGCAATCTTATCTTACCGTTAGTTGCCTTAATAGATATATCTCCATTTACAGCAGTTATTATAACAGCATTCTCTGCCTCCTCCATCTTACTCCCACACTCCACCTGAAAAGCACCAGGAGAAGTAGATATTGTCCAACCCTCTCTCTTACCATCAACATCCAAACTTAATTGATGCTCACCGTCAGGAGTATATAATCCTGGTCCAGCAGTTACATCACCTTGCTTATGAATTCGACCAGATTGAAATGATCCTTTATCATTTCCAAGTCCAATAGATGTATAATTTTGCTTTGCGGGAGTATTCCCCCCTCTATCATTTTTTGACGTTAAACCTCTTTTCATTAGTGATTACCTTTAATAAGTAAGATTGTCAGGTGTGCCTGGAATATTAAGTCGAGGATCATTGCTCCTAATATCAGAACCTTGTCTCTGAATTGCAGATGAAGGTGTAGTTACCTCTGCATCTATACTTTCTTGTAGTGTATCATATATCTGAACCAATTGTCCAGCCGTTTCATACCATCCAGCATACTTGATACCATTTTTGTAGAAGATAGAACCATAGTAAGGTTTACCGTCATAGTATCCAGTTTGTTTGAGTCCTACAAGATCAGTAACCTGAAGTAATCTATCAGGATCAACATCTACTGGAGTTCTTCTAATAGTTATTATAGGAATTCCTTTAAATCCAATACCAGTAGAAGTTGATATTGTTATATCAGGTAACTGCGTAAATCCTGGCCATCCTCCTCCACCACCATCTGTTGGAGGAACAGGAATATCTATTACAGCACCAAACGGACCAAGTTTTGGTTTGAAAGGAGGAATAACAGGATCTCCTGGTCCTCCTGTAATAACTACCTCATCTTCAGGATCATAATTTATACCACCATCTTCTGGTAAAACATTAGTTAATTCTAATACAACAGGATAATTAGTACCATCATCAGGATCTGATGGTGGTACATATCCATTTCCAGGATCTATAGGAATTATATCTTCCACACTACCTATACCTTCAACTTTTTTAGGACAAGGAGGTGGTATAAGATGTGCAGAAACTAATACAGGATTTTCTTTCCAAGATTTCGTAACAGGTTCACCAGTAGCATCTGTTCTTACTACCTTCATCTTCTTTCTAATTTCAATAGCAAATCCACTAGGATTTTTCTCCCATATATAACCGACAGGTTGCTTAAACAGAGCATCTATAAATCCAATTGGACCACCAGATGCTTCAGTATAAACAGTTGGTTTTACTGTAAGAGTATGCTTTCCTTTTTCTACTAATACTTTTTTATAACTACCCATTCCAGTTAAATCTACTTTATGTTTAGATGCTGTGTGTTCTTGCCCTTTAAAGAAATTAGATGCTATCTGCTTACCGTCAAGGAAAAGAGTTGCTGAATGATCATTCTGAAACTTAATATTATACTCACCAGTTTCAGGGAAAT